GAAGGTAAACCCTATTGGCATTTCGTTGCTGATTACGCAGAGCGGCGGGCGAACCTGCCCACCGAGGACATGAGAGCACACGCCGTTACTGTTGCCCTTAACGATTCGTTTCAATCCGAACTAGGCAAGTGGGGAAAATCTGCACAACAGTTCATACAGCAAGGACCGTTGTATTTCTTTTTTCCATTCGTAAAAAGCGGAATGAACCTGGTTAAATGGACGGCAAAAAGGACCCCGGGAGTAAATCTTTTAGGAAAATCGCTCTACGATGACATCCTAGCGGGCGGCGAACGCGCCGATATGGCCGTAGCGCGCCTCACAATGGGCGGACTGGCCGCACAGTTCCTATATGGGCTGCACCAAGCGGGACTCTCGACTGCGGGAGGGCCTACCGACACGACGCTACGAAGATCATGGAATAAGCCCTCGTATTCTATCATGTCCGGTAAAGGCGAATGGATACCGTTAAAGAACGTAGCTGATCCGGTTTCTCTAGTCTTCGAGGCAATCAACGACTTTGCCGAGATTCACAATCAGCTTGACGACCCAACGGCGGAGCAGGGTTTAACGACCTTGGGCTTAGTGGCTTCGCGCGTCTTACTTGACAATACTTGGTGGCGCACCTTTGGTCAGATTGCGGACGTAGTGGGAACGATAAAAAGCCAGGAAAGCATCAGTGATAAGGCTGCGAAGCTTGCTATGGGGCCGATTACTGCCGTCGCTACAGGCGGGCCGTTAGGAAGCCGTATTGTGCGGAGCATGGACCCCGTTCAACGCGAAGCAAAAACTTGGGTCGATCAGGCAAGAAACGGCGCGTTTGGCCCGGTGTTTGGGTACTCAGATAAAATGCCGTACATGCGCGATGGTTACGGCGATCCTGTTTTAATCCCACAAGCGATAGGGGCAGACTGGCTCAACAGGAACATAGGCACCTGGGCCGGCGCGGCACTCAATTTGGTGAGTCCGATTACCGAAGTGAAACAGCAGCCAGACAGAATTAAAGATGAAGGCGCGCGACTTCAGGTTAAACTGCCACGATTTCCTTGGTCTCTTGGTGGCAAGGTTCAAGACTCTTTCGATGTAAGTACGGCGTTGCCCGGCGATAAGTTGCCGGTAGAATTGACTCCGCAGCAGCGCGACCGCTGGCAAGTGATTTACCGTAGTAACCTGCGGCACCCCGACAATGGCATTGAGGCTCAGTTACTTAATACGCCGGAGTGGAAAGGCGAAACAGAAGCGGCGCAGCGCGAGTTGTTCCAGGGCGCATTAGCGCGGGCACGAGAGGACGCCAAAAACCAGTTATTGGCTGAAGATACCGACTTAGCCAAGAAAGCTCTCAAAGCGGATGCCAGTCAAGTCTTGCCAATGCTCAAAGAAGCCGATCGACAAAAAGCGCAAGGACAAGTCGGACTGGCGCTCGATTTATTAGACTCTATGGCACCAGAAGCGCGAGACAATCTCATGCGCTGGCAAGCACCCGATGACTCGGGCGCGCAGAGAGACAACCAGGTGATTCAAGGACTAGATCAATATTGAGGCTACCCCATGACAAAACTCTTATCTATCCTTTTTGCAATCCTGCTCTGGGCTACGAGTGCTCAGGCGGGATTTATTACTCAGCCCAGTAGCACCACTGGCGGCGGCTTCTTCGACCCCCTCATCATCCCCAACAAAGCCACAGCCTCACTTCCCACCGCTGCCGGCTCAGTGGCGCGGGTTACGGATGGGGGGGCTATCGGCGCTATCACAATAGGGGATGGGACGGATGCGCAATGTCCTGATTATCTCGCTACGGGTGTCATCAACTGGAAATGCCCTCCATTCAACGCCAAAGGCGATAACCTGACCGACGACACTGCCGCGATTCAAGCGGCGCTCAATCGATTTACTGACGGCGTGACCGCGACGGGTTCGGGCAAATTGTTTTGTCCAGTTGGCACGTACAGGATTACATCACCACTGATCTATGGCGGAAACACAGCTAACGGAATTCATATCGAAGGCGCAGTCGGTGGGACTTTCGGTCCGAGCGGCTGTCGCATCGATTGGTACGGTAGTGCGTTCAACGGCGCGATGCTCATCATGGCTGGTGCTAACGGCAGCAGTATCGACAACGTTGAATTCAACTCTCGTAGCTTGACCAAATATGGAATCCACTTAACCGCTATACAGAGCAGTTTTCTGTCCGGGACGCTGGGCACTACCGTGACAGCCGGCTCATCGCAGGTCGTGACACCCAGCAGCATGGGGCAAATAACTGTCGGCACGGTCGTAAACGTGGACACCGGCAGCGATCTTGAATACGTCTACGTCACTGCCGCGGACGCCACGACATTCACGGCATATTTCGTTAAAGCTCACAATAGTACTGCGGTTATCGGCGACACCACTGGCAGCTCTAACAATACTTTAAATCGAGTCACCGTGATGGGAATCGCGGGCACAGATTCAGCCGCAATTGCTCTAGGTAACGCAACGGCGGGTGGTACGCCGCAGGTGTCTGAAGTCAATATGACCAACATGGTCATCCGCGGCGAGGCTACCGCCGTCTCTGGGATTCTAACCCTATCCGAAGGCAACACTAAAAATTTCACGTTCACCGGAGGAACGATCAACGGGTTTGATCGTGCAATCAATTGGGCATCTGGGTCCGGGACTTTTACCGTGACAGGGGCGATAATTGGCAATTCAAGAGTTGCCGATTTTACAGCCGGCACTGGAAACCTTGTAATAACAGGTGGCGAGTCAGAATGTGTCGGCTGCAAATTTCTGACTGGCACTACCGGATCGAATCCAGGGTCGGTCGTGTCAAACGGTTTCACCTGGCAGGGAAGCGCGGGCGCAACCGACGTAATCATCGACTACACGGGTAATATCTCTCTAGACGGCAACACGTTTTTCAATGATCGCACCGGAGCGACCTTTCCTCGTATCAATGTTGCACCGGATTTTTACTTTAACGACGCAAATACACTATTTTCACACGGCAACTTCTATAAGCGAGCACCTGCCGGCTACATTCCGCTATACAGTGCCGCCGGTGCTTTATATTGGACAACCTACCCGAACATGGCGTTCAACGTCACAAGCCTTGGTGATCTCGGCGGTGTCGGTGGGGCAATGGTCAAGCTCAAGAATTACGTGCCTGCAAGCAAGATCGTCTCTACTGCTTCAAGTGTCGCCGGTACTGGTATCCTCAATGTCGGCAGCGCTGAAACAGCCGTCGCATTCCGCAACAACGCTGATGATGGCGACGTGCCGGGACTCGTTAAGGGCACTGATGATGTTGTGACCGTGGGCGGCACGGCGGGGATGAAATCATCCACCATCAACGCCACGACGGGCTTCACGATCAACAGCGTAGCCCTGGCCTCCACCGACCTCAGCGACACGACGACGATCACCCGCAACGCAGCAGCGCTCACGAGCACGGCCTTTACCACGGGCGGCGGTACTACGGCACTACAGACCCCCTCTGCTACCTCTACCCTGGACGCCTCTGGCAATGCGATTTTTGCCGGGACGGTTGGGGCAGACGGCTTTTCCAGTGGCGGCGTGACGGGCGGGTGCACGGCGGGCACAGCGGGCTGCGACGAATGGACACAGGGTACTGCCCAGTCAGCGACCCTAGCCGCGAACACGATTAGAGCCTATGCCCCTACAGGCGTAACGTCATATAAACGAGTCAGGCCCGGGGCCGCTGCGACGGGAACATACTATTGGACAAGCGATGGAGGATCACCACCGATTGTCACGGAAAGCATCGTCGCCCCGTCGGCCTATGTCCCGCTTACCGAGCGTGGAGCCGCCACGATTGCGCTTGAAGCGATCGTGACAGACATGGAAAAGGAATATTGGGCCACGGTAACGACCGCGACTACTGATGCACTAGATTTTAGTTTGCCGGTAGTGGCCTCAATGATTGGCATCACGACAATGACTGTGCGCCTCGTCGGTGTCAGCAAGAATGCTGCACCGGCAAATCACTTCGACTTTACCTGTTCAATCAAAGCATATCGGCCGGGCACGGACACTTACACCGCGCATGATGTCACGGGAGAAGTCGCTGTCGTCTTGACGCCGGCAGTCCAATACCGCCCGGTCGCGGCTACCAGCGCGCCCATCACGATTAACGGCACGATTGCAGCCGGGGGGGAGATAAAGGCATCGTGCGAAATGGATGGTGCGACGACTGGCGGCGCGCAGATCGCAGATTTTCGCGTCAAGGCGGCGGCTTATCTAACGTGGTAAACATGAAACGCATTCTATCCCTCACGCTGTTTGCGCTTTTCGCTCTAGCGTATCCTGCCTTCGCGGATATTGTTTGGTACTCCGACCTGAATCAGAACACAGGCACGACGGTCGCGCCGAATGTCGGTGCGACTACCTGCTCCTTCGTTAACTCGCCGACATGGACGACTGGAAAGTTCGGTTACGGTATCGACTTCGATGCGGGTACGGTAGACTACTTGGGTTGTGGAACGAGCCATATCGTTTCTACAACAGATTGGGCCTTTGCTGCTTGGATAAAACTCGAAGGTTCGGCAGCGTACAGACCTATTGTTACTAATGGCGATGACGACGCCCCCGCCAAGAGCGGCATGCAGATGTACGTCACGAACACGGACAAGCTCCAATGTCAGGCCATTGTTGGCACAGACTCCGGCGAAACGGCGACGAGCACTGCCAGCGTCGATGAAACGGGCAACGTGTGGACGCATGTCGGGTGCAAAAAAGTAGGCACTGCACTCACGACGTGGATCAACGGTGCGCAGGATGGCTCCGCCACCTTGTCGAGCGCGACGATGGACTATACCGGAGATACCGTAGTTTTTAGATTTGGCAGTTGGGCAGTCGATGCGACGAATCTCTTCCTCGGCCAAATGGACGAGCTGCGGGTATTTAACAGCGACGTAGACATGGCAGCGATTTATGCTGCTAGTCCGCGAAGTCGTGTGTCCGCAACGATCTTTTTCCAACCATGAAAAAACTCCTTTTCACTTTAGTCTTTTTCGCCTGGGCGTCATCGGTCGACGCTACGACGTATTACGTGGGTAAAAACGTCGGCGGAGCTTCGGACGCCCACGGATGCACGAACGACACTACCGATATTTGTCTGACCATCGCAAGGGGGTTTGCTGTTATCGGGACCACGAATGGTGCCGGTGCAGGACATACGGTGAAGATTTATGCAGGCACTTACGCCGAGTCGATCAGCTATTTACAAATTCCTACTGGAACATCCAGCGCACAGTTTACGGTTACTATTAATGGTAGCGACAGCGTGGTAATCATGCCTGCGACTGGCAGACCTGCGACCTTAAACCAGGGATTCAATAAAGGCTACATCACGATCGACGGTCTGATTTTCGACGGCACAAATATAGGCCCAACCGAAGCGTACGGCGTGGTTTATGTCCAGAGCGGGGCAGGGATCAAATTCACAAATTTCGAGGTTCGCAACGTCGCGAGGATGAACGGGATACTGATTGCAAAGGGGCAACCAATCCTATTCCAAAATTTTTCCGTCCACGATGGCGCGTTTGCCAATGTTGGCACTGGCGGCAACCCTTATACGTATCCGATCTACAATCGCGGTAGCAATCACACTTTCGAGAACGGTGAAATTTACAACGCACCTAGCTATGGAGTGCATAACTATGACACTACGGCGCCTCTTCCCGCTGGAAATACTTATCGCTCTCTTTACATTCATGACACATGCACAGATGCGGCCACGTGCGCTACCTGGGCTGGCGCCGGGATTCTGCTGGGGTCTGGTGGTTCAAACCAACTTTACAATTCGATCATTGCAAACAATGGCTACGATGGGGTCTCAGTTTGTTGCGGCGCTGGCACGAACGACAACAATTTGATTTATGGAAACACGATTACTGGAAACGACAGATACGGCATCGTAATCTATTCGGGTTATAGTATCGACGGCACACAGATCAAGAATACCATTCTCTACAACAACACAACCGGAACAATCCTAAACGGCGGAACGGGTACAGTTGAGGCCACCAACTTCACGACTGATCCAACCTTCGTCGGTGGTACTGACTACCACCTGCAAGTAACCTCGACGGCAAAGACGGGCGGAACCACTCTCGGAGCGCCGTTTAATGTTGACAAAGACGGCGTGGCGCGGCCTCAAGGGGCTACGTATGCGATTGGTGCTTACGAATATATTGCGGCGGCAGCAACATGGGAACTAGTCGTTAATTCGATAAACCCGGCCAGTGGGGCCGCAATAACTGTCTCGCCGAATTCTAACGATGGCGACTGCTCAGGTAACACACCTATCTCATCACCCAATTGTACCTTCAACGATGGAACGTTCGTCACGTTGACAGCAGCAGCAACGGCGGGAGGAAATGATTTTACAAGTTGGACGGGCACCTGCAATAGCGGACCGGGGCCTAATGTTTGCGTCTTCACGATGGCCAGCGATAAGACTCAAACGGCCAACTACTCGACCCCGACCGGTAACGTGCTGACACTCACGTCGGGTGAGGGGAGCGGGACTAATCTAAACGATACTTCGCCCGGTGGCACGCATGATGGCACGCTCACCGCTGGAACGACCTGGGGCACATACAAAGGCGTCAATACGCCCGTCTATGACACTACCCATACAGGCTCCGTAGCAGCGTCGGCGGGCTTGAGTGTTCATCTCACAAACGCATTTACCTTACGTGCTTGGGCGCTTCCTGCTACGACAACCGGCTGGCAGGCTATTATCGTCAGTAATTATATCTTTTGGCTGTACTCAAGCACCGGCACAGCGGCAACGTCGGGTTGCGACGGTAGAGTACAGGCAGGATTTACTTCCGCGAGCAGTACGATCTACTGGCGCGTTTGTGGCCCAATTTTGAGTACCACGGTAGCGACTCGATTAGGCGTAACCTATAACGGCGATGCTCTTATACTGTATGTTAATGGACGGGAATACGCTCGAATCACGTCCGGGGCACAAATTGACGACTCCACAAGTTCGGGTGTTTCAATCGGGAGATCGACAGCTTGGGCCGATCCTGAATTTTGCGATGGTTGTAAAATTTGGGACCTGCGACTAGATGACCGTGCGCTGACCGCCACCGAGATGGCCGCCGACGCTCCGTCATCATCGAGTCGTGGTGGCATGATGGCGATGGGCGGAACGAGAGCAGGTAGATAATGGACACCGCATACGCACTACTCATCATTCAGGGTTTGACTGGCATCATTGTAGTCCTCGTTGGCTGGGTCGTAAAGGAAATCAGAAACGATGGCAAGGAAACTTTAAACCGAGTAAGAGAAATCAATGGCCGCCTGGGGAAAGTCGAAGAATGGAAGGAAATTCACATCAGAGAAGACAATCGCGCACATGAAAACATCGACAAGCTCTGGGATGCCGTTGAGAGATTGAAGGATCGATAGGAGGTTTTATGCTCGAAAACCTGCGTGGTAGCGTCCGCCCAATCTTGACTTTTCTCTTCGCCGGTGGCTTTTTATATCTGACGATCATCAAAGTGGTCTCGGCGGAGGCGTTCATCGGATTGGCAACTTTGATCATCAAATCATGGTTTGATAGCCGGGAAACGGAGAAGAAACCATGAAAAAGATAGCTGCACTTTTGCTGCTAGTCGGTTGCGCTGTCCCTGGCAATAACAGCCCGCCGCGTATTGACGTATCGTGCCTCATTGAACCGCAAACGTCGGGGGTAGCGGTCATCTCTTGCGCCGATCCGCAGACCTGGATAGAATTCTATCAAAAGAAGATGGAGCAAGGAGTGACGCCATGACAACGTGCACATTCCGATATTTATCGAGCCTCTGGGGATGGCTCGCCATCGCTCTGGCGCTGTTGCTGTCACTGAACGGGTGTGCAACAAGAAAAGCAACAGATACGATAACAACCGACGATATCGCCGTCATGGATAACAGCACGGGCGTAGCTATACGTTCTATCCCGATGCCATTGAGAGAATCGGCTGTCACAAACCCCGACATTGGCTCGACAGGAACGCTTAGGTACTCTTATTTTGGAGAGCACGCCTGTACATTAAGCATGGCAGTGTTCGATCCGTCGGATGAAAGGAGTCGTTTATGCAATATGAACGCAAATCGCGCAGCGGTTGGCTTGCCACCATTGGATCGGTTGCCGCCTTACTCGCGGTGACTGGCTGTAGCTTTTTCGGCCCGGTGCTTAAGGACGACCTCAACGCTTTCTTGGCGAATGCGAAAACCTACGGCACAGCCAATGACCAAGCCTGCGCGCAAACCCTGGCCGGCAACTGGTCAAAGCTGGAAGCGCTGACGGCTGACGATTCGGGCGGATTGGTGGCTTTTGCCTACCGGGCAATCGTATCCAACCGGATAACCCAAACCCTCAAGCAGCAGGCCCTCCAAGACTGCGGCGGGTTGGCGGCTGAAATTCTAGTCCAGATCGGCAAGTTGGCGATGAAGTTTAGGCCATAGGAGGACACGTTTGAATCCGTTGGAGCGGGATGAGTAGGTATTATTAACTCCTGAAAAGCAAAGGAGGCTTTATGTCAGAACAAGAAACGATGGATGGTAGTCCGGCCTTAGTCGAAGTGAATGGCTCAAATAAATTCGCAGACCATCCGCAAGACCCAGGACAGACTTATATCCGAATCAAGTTTCAAGCGGGTCCGCTCCCCGAAGGCGTCAACGGTTGTTCGATTGAGGACGTGATCGACGTTCTTGTTGCCCGTCTCGAAGGATTCCAGAAGGGGAATTTTCGCTGTTGCGAGAACGCATGGGCAATTAGGAAGCTCGAAGACGCGAAACTGTGGTTGCTTGAGCGTACCAGAAAGCGCCAGACCCAAGGTATTGAGGGCACAATGCAGGAGCACAGGAGTTGAGGAGTTGATGCCTCTAACGGAGCAGAAGGGGATGCCGTGACCGATGCACTGAAAGCCTCTTATGGCCACGACCGCCATGTAATCCCCCTCAACGACCTACGTGAGCATCGGGCGGATCTGATTTGCTGGTGTCGTCCGCAACGCGACGAAGATGAACCGTGCGTAATTGTTCATAACAGTTTGGATCGGCGAGAAGTATTTGAAAAGGTGCCGGTGCACTGACATGCCAATTGAATACGATTTACTCAAAGATTATCCGATGAGTCTTGAAATATGCCCGAAGTGCGGTGCTGACCCGTTTCGTCAATTTCTGCGTGGTCAGATTCAACGTTGCAAACGTAAGTGGTTAATCGGCTCGAAGCAGGACTACTGTGCGGTGATTTGCTGGGGGTGCAAGGCGATTGTAGGATATGAAAGCCCATTAATGGAGATGGAGAGGGCGAAGTGACCCCCGAAGGCCAAGCGAAGCTGATAGAGCATGAGGACGAGGTGCTCCACGCTTACCAGGACAGTCTCGGTTGGTGGACGATCGGAGTCGGACATCTGATCGACAAGCGCAAGGGCGGCTCTATCCCTCAGCGGATCTCTCGCCTGCTGCTGGTCGACGACATCGCCGTCAAAACCGCCGAGTGTCGGGCCGCGTTCGATTGGTTCGACGATCTCGACGAGACCCGCAAAGATGCCATTGTAAATCTTGCTTTCAACTTGGGTACTGAGGGTTTAAAGGGGTTTCCCCTGTTTATTGCCGCTATGGTCGCCCAGGACTGGAAGAAGGCGGCCTTCGAGCTATGGAATTCCCAATGGGCTAGACAAGTGCAAAAAACACGGGTAGACGATATCACGGGCGCGATTGAGTACGGGGTCTGGGATTAGCTCGCCAAGATGAAGGCGATTCAGGACTCACCGCTCACTTAACATATCCTCGTCGTACTCATCCAATTCGCGACACCTATTTTATCCGTTTCACGGCCTGATCCCAATTCCTATAAGAGCAGCAGCAATAGCCCATAGGGTGATTGTAGCAACCTCTGGGCCTGGGTTTCCTGTGCCAACTGCGTTGATAATACTGCCCAAGAGGAACCCCGCCGCTAAACTTAGAAATAGAAGTTTCACGGTTTGGCCTCCAGCGCAGCAAGGATATAGCACAGAACCGCCAATTGCGCCAGTTGTACATCGAACAACAGGAGCCCAGCGATATTGAAACAGAGACCGGCTGCGGATGCCAATATTGGAATTGATTTCTTCATGCCTTTACTTTCCACCATTTCACCCCCGTTCCCGTCAGACTCCACTGACACCCCCGCGTCGGACAATACTGGCCGTCTGCATCCCGCTTGAGTATCGCGCCGCAGAATTTGCACCGGAATGGCTTCGTTTTCACGGCTTAACCTTCTTCTCCGCTTCAGCGCGGAAGATGCATTGCAGCCAATGAGCAGCGTTTGGCGATAAGTTTTTGGGTATTAGCTCAATCGCCTTCTCCCACGTCTCCCGCCTCGCGTTGGCCTTAGCGTCGAATATCTCCGCACAGACCACGCAAACATCGGCGTTCGCATCGTCCGGTTGCAGGTTCGCGCCATAGTGACCGCATTCCATCGGCTGCTGTAATTCGTCGATTTCTCGTTGTTTGGCAGCATCGAGGTCGCGCAGGCCGGCGGCATGTACCGCGCGAAATCTAGCTGGACACCATGATTCGTGCATCCCATCGCCTTCATAAAAGTCAAACCCGCACAAGCAGCCGAATATTGTTTTTGCCTTCTCGTCAAATCGATCCATCATTTCACCTCAGTCGTGGCCTCGGCGCGGTTGATTTCGTGACGTTTCTCTGGTGTCAATTCTGCCCACAACTTCTGGCTTACAACTACCTGGGCGGCAAGCTGCCGCTCAAGGTCAGCGACCTTTTCCGCGTGAAACCGATTTGCCTCTAGGGCGTCCTGGAGCTTGCCGTGAGCCGGGAAATCGTGGCAGATACACTGGCATCCTTTAACCCGTCGTAGCCGCTCATTGTCGTTGTGCTCTTTATTCGCCTCTTCCATCCAATGATTTGCGGCTTTCGTTTGCTCGGCAAGCTGGGCGCGGAGTGACGCCCTTTCTTCTGATAGTAGCCAGCTTCTCAGTTCCTCGAGTTTGCTCATGGCTTTCCCATGGCCTTCAGCGCAGCCAAGCAGATAGCAAGAGGCGCGGTGTTGGCCGTAGCTTCGAGTTTTGGATGTACGGCCGCCATACCGCCAAACGTAAAACTCGCGCGCCATTCTTCCCTAACGCCGGCAACTTGCCAAAGATGCAACCACCAATGACCACCTGGCCAGTTGCGTAGTTTCTCCACCACTTCCCAAGCTGCTGCAATGGAGGTGGAATACTCAGGCACAGTATGCCCAAAAACATTTGCTTCTCTGGCCATTCCCGGCGGATAAAGCGGTTGGCCACTGAGCATTACAGCACGTCTCCACCCCATCACCTCCTCGGCGATTCTGGCGTCCAGTTCCGGGCCGATCATAGCGCATTCATCGCGACAGTCATCGCAACGCATCCCGCCGCCGCCGGCCGTCGTTTCTTATAGTGGGTTTCATTTTCCTACCTCCAAGTCTCTCAGCAGCCGATCCGCTTCCGCGCGCCGATCAGCGGTAGCACAATGGCACCCGTCACCAGCATGTTTATTGTTTCGATGCCAATCCGCCTCCAACGCCTTTGCCCACGCATCTACTAGCGCGTCGCAGAGGGCAGCGATGATCGGCCCATATTTAATTGGGAACGTCCGCAACTCCACATAAAGCCGCCGGGTTTCTATGGGGATGGGGTTGGTCATGGCTTCAGTTCCATTTTCCATTCCCAACGAAAAATGCCAAAGTCGTCCAACGCGGTTTCTTCAGTTACCTTACTTCGCGCTGCTCGTTCCTCGACGATTTTGTGAATCAAGCGACGATAATCGTATCGAATATACTTGTGGTCACTCGTCCATAACTCATCGGTATTAACACGCCGTAGCATCTCACCGACTTCTTTGTCTTCCATATCTTTTTCCTTTCTTGCGAAAGAGGCATGGCCGATTGTTGCACCGAGGCTCACGTGATCTGCCTCTATCAAGTGTTATCTTACGACCATGCCCCCTCGGGCGGTTATCCGATCCTACGTCTTCGCTCCGTTCGCTCCTCGTGGTCGTCCTTACAGATCTTGCTATGCCGATACTTTCGACAACTGATCGCGCTACACCTTTTGCAGCGTCGCCAAGTTCGTATCTTTCCACGGATAAAAGCCGTGCTCAAATATGCATCAGCGAGTGAATGACCTTGTTTGCATATTTTTAGATTGCGTTGTTTTTCGGCCAGAGTTTCCGGGCCAATCCCTCGCATGATATTAGTTCTGCGATCAACAGCCTCAAGATGTTGAGGATTGCAACACGATCGAATTCGACAAAGATGATCTATTTCCAATCCTTCAGGTATGTTGCCCTTAAATGTCAAATAAGAAAATCGGTGTGCGTAACCATGGTGTGCAGCGCCGAATGAAAGCAAGCCGTAGCCTGCGGTAGATATTCCGCCAAGCCAAATCCAACAGCCGGTATTCGGTTCGGGAATGTAGCCTTTCTCAAATCGCTCAATCGCTGGTATTCGTGGATAGATTCCTGTTGGCATCGGTCTCCTTTTTATGGCATTCCTTGCAAAGCGTTTCCAAAAATCGCGGGTCAACTAAAAGATGATTGTGAATATATTGGATCATCAACTCCCAATTCAAGGTTCCCTCAACATGGTGAACTTGGACTTTGAATTCTTTTCCTTTTGCGACGCTTTGCTTCCGATGGCACGAAATGCAGCTATAACCGTCGCGTTTCAGCGCAGCGCGTCGCTCACGAGAATGAAGCCAGAGGAGGCGCAAGGCGTGAACGATGACGGATTTTGTGGTTATCTCCGGTTGCCGCTTCATTTCCACTCCTTTATCTCCCTCGCGATAACCCAGATATCGATACCGAGGTAGAGGATCGCCACGACGAGGAGAATCATTGCGACCGCGAACCACCAGGGCACAACTTCCGGCTCGGGCTCCGGTTCAAACCGTCTGTTTTGCATCTTGCGCCTCCTCCTTTTTCACTTTAGCAAGCCGATTTCTTTCAAATCTTTTTCTCCGACTTTACGGCAATGCTTGACCCGGAATTTCCCATCTGTAGCTGTAGGCACGCAAAGATTGCCTTTCGGTTCATTGGCGAAAAACTCCATAATCAGAATCCGAGAGTTCGGTTTCCACTCCTTCATGCACCAATCCAGCGAGGCCAAGTTGATACCTGCGCCGCATTGCTTATTTTCGTCCTCATCAATCGTTTGCACGCTGAATTCTTCGGCCTCAAAATAATTGATCGCCGCATAACCGTTAGTGACTGCATATGGACCTTCGCCTCGTTCGTTGACGAGCTTGTAGGCTCGAATAGGGCCAGGTTGATCATAGAGAATCCGTAGCGGTGTCGTTAAATGCTTATTAAAATTTTTGGCCCCGCTCAAGTCGGACCCGCTCAAGTTGGCCTTGCTCAAGTCGGCCCCGCTCAAGTCGGACCCGCTCAAGTCGGCCCCGCTCAAGTCGGACCCGCTCAAGTTGGCCTTGCTCAAGTCGGACCCGCTCAAGTCGGCCCAGCTCAAGTAGGCCCCGCTCAAGTCGGACCCGCTCAAGTCGGCCCAGCTCAAGTTGGCCTTGCTCAAGTTGGCCTTGCTCAAGTCGGCCCCGCTCAAGTCGGACCCGCTCAAGTCGGCCCAGCTCAAGTAGGCCCCGCTCAAGTCGGACCCGGATTTAATCGCCACCTCAACGCACAGCTTCAAGCTGTCAGTTTCGAGACTAAAAATCACAAAGCCGGAATATTGATTTTTGATTTCGAATTTCATCTTGCGCCTCCTGTACCGCCAACTCGGCGCGCCGCCGTGTGAGAAATCCATTTTTGGGCCAGTCCCAATTCATCACCGGCAGTTTGTCGCCGTGATACTCACCGGAATTACACCGCGCGTTGAGATAGACTTGCTGCCAGTAGGTTGAAGTTTCAATCTCTATTTGTTTCATGAGGTTTCCCTTCTGCCGGCGTCGCCGGCTTCTTCGCGTTCACCTTGCGGGGTTTGGCATCGATACCGGCCAACGGGTCCACCGTGTTGAGGATGTCGATTCCGCGGCTTCTTGCTTGGCCGATAGCATTCGCGATGTCCTTCAAGAGTACCTCATCAGTCGAGCTTACGCGCAACGACCATGATCGCCTGTCTCGATTAAGTTCCACCAGCGCACTTTTCTTTCTTGCCATCTTATTTCCCCTTTCTCCTTTACTGACCTGAGTTTTCGTAATCCTAGACATCCTTCCAGGTTACTTTCACGCCGGGCCATTTGGTTTCGAGGGCTTCCTTGTAATCACCCGCCTGGGATCTTAGAAATTGCCCATTCGGTTCCCAGGCTTCATCGGGTATCGCACCCGAAACGAGACCGGCTAAAAAGGCTTTGCGGTCGATTACGTCGGCGTTGTAGATTCGCCGGCTACTGAACCCCGCAATTTTCGGGGTCGCCCTGGGCAGCACGGTTGCCGGAGGTTGGATAGGCTCATTGAGGACTTCGGCGGCTGCATCCGTTGCGCCGCCAGCTTCTAGCGTTGCCGCTAATTCGAGGGCGTCATCCTTAGCCTTTTTCCTGGCTATCGCATCGAGTCGGGCTTGTTCGAGTTGGCGCTTGCGTTCCTGCTCTTGGGTCCACTGGATCATTTTTTGTTTGACTGCGGCGGACCCGTTCTTGTAGGGATTGCATGACGCATCCCGATTCTTGACGAGCTTGCCGTGAAACGAGTGCGCCTCTTCGCACGGCGGATTTAGCAAGGCCCACAGAACCTTATAGCGGTCGGAGCCCGCGTCCCGGATGGCCGCCGCGTTCAGCAGATCGTCGTTGCTTGTGATGGTGACGGCATTCGCCGCGGCAAGATACACTTGCGCCGCTTTTTGGATTTCCGCTGTGACCGGAAGTTTCAGGGATTGAGATTCAACTACGAGTTCGGTTTCCATTACAAATTCCTTTCTAATTCTTTAATTTCCTCAAGCGCGTCATCCAGTCTATTTTGCAGCTCTTCGCGCTTCTCGATAATCGCACAAGCTGGGCATTTGCGAGTTTCATAACATACCTGATCGTGGCCATCATCGCATAGATCCATTTCGTTCCTCCTTACCCGAAAATCTTATCGACGACCTGCACCAGATAGGCATCGTCGATCTTCTTTCTAAGCACGCTCTTTATGGTTTTCTCTTGCATTATCCCATCCTAATAAATCAAACACCCTTCGGCACGCTAAAAAGTCGGCAAAGTCCGTCCGTTGATCGACAACCGAATACCAGACTAGATTCGGCTCTCCGCCGTGTTCGTCGAGCTCCACCGCTACCCGCTTCCACTTCCCGCCCCATTTTTTTTGCACCGGATCGAGATAGGCGGCAAGCTGGAGTCTGCCCGTCTTACCCGCCTTTCCGGTTTTAAAATCAAGAAGTACATCGCCGAGCGTACTTTTGCCGATGGCGTCGAAAGTATATCCGTACAGATAGTCGGGATGGAAGCTGGGGCTCTCCAAAACAACTGGTTTAAATTTGAGTGCTTCATAAAATTTCACTCCGCTCAGAACCCAGCCCATGATTCGCTGATCCACCGTGGCAAAATCTAGGTTGTCGGCACCGAAAAGCGCGAGCGCATGGTGAGCGAGCTTTCCTTCCTGCGTCCGGCCCGGATTCTGTTTCACAAATGGAGATATCAATCCCACCCCATCGAGTATACGAGTCACGCCCGGCATCTCGCATGCGCCGAGGAAATACTGGTGCGATTCGTCGAGGTAGCGGAATTTCTCCACTACAATCCCAATTCCTTTCGTCGGTCGTTGAAAGCCTGGCAGATCCGCGCCTGCACCTTCCCGCTCTGGCCCTTGAGGTATTTGTTTAGGTCTTTCGCGTTCGGAAATGTGTCCTTGCTGTACCCTGCGATCTCGGCGAGCGCGATTTCTTCGATGCTCTTTTTTTGCGGTGGATTATCCTGTTTTTCTCCCGCCTCGTCTCCGCTATCAGCGCTTTGCGCTCCTGCGTCAGTTGATTGATCTTCCTGTTGATCTTGCTCAGATGCCATTTCATGAGCAGCATCCAGTCCCGTTTTTTGTGGCTCATCTTTTACCTCTCGTAGCGGCTGTGGAATCTTGAGTGGTTCGGGCGTAACGTCGCGGGGTTCCATGTCTTCGACTTCTTCGCGTATAGAGATACCTCGTAAGGCTTCTGGAATTGCATCCCGCATCGCCCAGGCTCGCGCTCTCATCTGCAACATGCGACCAGGGTATTTGCTCCACGGCTCAAGTTTTGCTTTTGCCGCGTCCGTGGATTTTCCGCCCCACAAGCCCGCAACTTCCGCTTCCTCTTTCGTGAAGCGGCGCATTATAGGTACATCGTCGTCTCGACGTTTGACGGTGCATTCGCCGTATCCGGCTTTGAGCGCTTCGTCTGGACGGAGTTCTCGGACGTATTCGCATAGCGGATTTGCTCGCACGACCGCCAACGCGCCATCGCCCCATAGGGACGGGCGCCCGTTAATTACGGCGATGCTCTGTAGCGCCGCCATTGGCGCTAGACCGACCTCCTGGCCGAACTGCCAGCAGGCCAGTACGGCGCCCGGCTTGCCGCGTAAATCATTCGGCACGAAGTCCGTTTGTGCAATCTCCTTAGCGTATGCGTAAAGCTCCTCCCACGTCTTAGGAAGAAACGCGAAACCAGCTTGCGCCAACTGTCTCGGTTCTCGTCTTACTGCCACTTCTTTTTCTTCTGCCATCTGTAAATCCTCCTATTCCCGAGTTAATCTTTCCGTTTCAATTCCTCTTCCCGCCGCGCCTCCATGCCGAGATAAACGTTGATCACCCGGCAGCAAGTCGGACAGAAGTCTCGAAATCGCAACGGCTCATCCGGTGTTGGAATAAACCGGCTATCGCAGCCGATGCAATGGCGGTATCCTACGCTCTGCGCGTAAGCGCGACTGATGTCAGTAGCGATTTTGAAATAGTCCACGTTATTTTTTCCCCGCTTTCTTGACTAAACGCAGTTCGATGCTTTCAGTCTCAGCCGATACGCCAGAGCGGTCCCTACCTATCAGTCGCGCGACTAACTCGACAACCGTTTCACTTTCTATCAACTCGTAGGCCACGCGCACATCTGCCGCATGATCACCACGAAAATCCCCCGTATTTAAAATAATAGAAATCATTTCTACCTCGCACAATTCCAGCAGGTCTTTGTTGTCTCGTACTCCGCTAATGGATGCCCGCAACCTTGGCATGTTCGTTCTTCGCAACGTGGGCAGCCCTCATGATTGCTGTCGTCGTGCTCCCCCCGCTCATGTTCCTCGCAAAGCCGATCCGTCGTGGCCTCCGCGCTTCCAGGCGACGGGCGTAGCCAGGTCATTTTCTGGCTTCCCATACTTCTACCAAGGTGTCGGGCCACTCTTGGCCATTTTGTTTATGGATCGGATCGAGAACATTTGGGCCTGCGCCTAGGCGTTTCTCCAAAGCGCAACATTGGTCCAGGGTTACATGGATTAGTTGGCCTTCAGACCACGTTAAGCGTCGTTGACGCCCAGATATTTTTAGCAACGTCACCGCACGCCGCAATGCGCCGAGTATTTTTCTGACTTCTTTTTTTGTTGGTTCATCTAGGCTCATCTCTTTTTCTTCTCCATATTCCGCCTTAGCGCGCGGACTTCCTTGGTCAGAGATTCGAGCGATTGTTCCTGTGGTGCGTTGGAAACACGGCAAGGAGTAGTTCCCTCAATCAAGCAAGAATTGGGAACTTGAACTAACCATATCCCGCGTTTATTTTTGTCGCCTCGGTACAGGTCGGTGTATTCCTTCTCTGGATACACGTAATTTGCCGTGTTGTAAGCGATCGCCTGCCCGTTCGGAAATCGTACCGTGATCATAACCCCTCCTTTTCGTGCATCACTTTGAGTCGAGCTTTCACGCCACCCTCATTCCTTTCTCGATCAGCGCCTTCCATATTTCAATTCGGAGTGGCCGCTCGACAAACCGCAACGCGTTTTTAAGCGCGATCTTTCTACCAATGATCTTGTTGTACTGATCGCGTGGATGTACCCGGCTTGCGCCGCCGTATGTCGCGCCGTGGCGCTTCACTATAGCCCTTGTTCGCTTCACAAGAACGCCCGCGCGGTCATTGAAATGCTGAAATTCAACTTCGATCTCTTCGCCGGTGGACAGCTTGAATTTCATTTGTCGTTCTCCTTCGGCATGAGCGGAAAAAATGCCTGGCACTTGGGGTTGGGACACTTTATCGGATTGACGACTCGCCGCTTCCAGACCCATCCACATTCTCGACAACGGGCCTTCTTGTGTTTTGTTTTCATGGAAACTACTATTACTACAACGCCGAATCGTTTGCAAGCCCTATTTTGATTATTTCAATATGAAACTCTCCCGGCACCCCACGCTTGCTGTGCAGCATCTGCGCGCGCGCGTCATTAGCGCAATCTAGGCACGCCCTCTGTTTAAGCGTGCTGCCGTCAGCAAGCGTCGAGCATACATACGCGATAACCCGGCCATCGCGCGGTTTGCCTTCGCGGTCGTAGCCGTAGCAGCGTTTACAGATTGGCTCATTCATAATTTGCAGTGCCCCTCTTCACGCAAGGGGCTTGAGCTCGCAGCGACTCCCGGGGAGAAGGAGACCCGGGAATGGGGTAAAATTATTCCGTCTTGAACCATTCAATCTGACCCCGTTTAAAGTCCCGACCGGGTAGCGGATTCGCCTCGCACCACTCCGGCGTTGATAGGCACTGATACCACCCGCCATGCCCTCGGCAGATGTCGCAGCGCACGTTGTCTTCGGGATCAGGGCAGCAGCAGGTATCATCGCCGCAGTCATGGCTGCTGTAGCCCTCATTGCAGTTATAGCACTCCTCCCAGGCGGCAGATGACCCGCATCTGGCGCACCGGTATTCCCTACGCCCATCTGGGCATGTTGGGCGAACTAACGGAGCGGTTTGTTTGATCATCATGGCACCAACCTCTTTTTCCTCTGTTATTTGAGCACAGGAGCCATGGCACGGGCTTTTAAGCGCGCGGCAAGGGTCTGGCCTGCCTTTACCCTTGCTGGTGACTTCCCCCTTGCCATCTTTGCTCGCTTTTTGACCGTCCAGGCGGCATGACCGGCAGCGTCAAACGATCGTAGCGGCTTTGATAAGACCCAGCATGCGTCACATATGCCCGAATGGTTCGAGGTTCTACGCCCACAGTGCCAACGGCAGAGTCTTTCTTTCATTTGACTAGCCCTCGCCGGCGTTCACCTTCACGGTTATCGGTTGAGTGCCGGGATCAGCCGACGTGCCCAACACGGCGAGCTTGACGGCCTCAAGCGCCAATTCCCAAGTCAACTCGCGGCCCGCTCGGCAGATATCGTCTTTATCGAATACGTGGATCTTGACCCGTAGCTCTCTAGTGCCCGTCGAATGATTCCACAGCTCCACGTCGATGCACGACGCCCGATGACTCAGCCCTAAATCGAGCTTGAGCTTCTTGACGGCCTCTTCGGCCGCAACCAAATCAATGAGCATTTATCCCTCCCCTCATTATTCGGCTTTCGCCTACGGCTTTTTGTTCTTCCCGCACGTTCCCCGAAAACAGTTCGACTTGAAATACGCCTTGTCCGTCAACTCCCGTCCGCACCGCGGGCAGAGCCGCGTCACCTTGTCGTAGCTTCGCCTGTCGCTTGGCGGAGGGGTCAGGGCGAAGGGGATCTCGGTCTCGAAGAGCGTTGGTTCGGGCTTAGAACGGCACGATATCGCCATTTGTCGCCTCCCGCCTCTTGATTTCCTCTTCCGAGCGATAGGCCAAAGTAAATCGAATGATTTACGACGCCGTGAGTTAGTCTTCTTTATCCCCTGCCTCTATCCCATGATCCATGCAAGCGGCGATAACCCAGTCTCGTAGCTTGCGTCGCGTGATAGGCCCACAGATGCGCCTATCTTTAAGATGCTCGATCACTTCGCGCGCCGCCCGAGCTGTCACGTCAAGAACGAATTGAATCTGGTCTTCCTGGCTCATGGCTTCTCCTTCAGGGCGGCGCGGGCTATGGTTGGAGCGTTGCGATTTTCGGGGCGCATATCTCCAATACGCCGTAGCGCCTCTTCCAACACCTTCACCCGCTCCTTCAAATAGAGTTGCCCCTTGATATGCTTCTTGACGCTTTCTTCCAGCACCTTCACCCGCTCCAAGAGGGTCGGCGCGGATGTAATCGCTGCGACATTTGCGCGGTGTTCATCCGTCCATCTGTGTTCAACGCCGCCGTATACCACGGCGATGCACATCCCGTTTGCCCAAATGGGCTGCGTGTATCGAGTCTCATTCGAGATTACTGTACCAGCAGTCCAGGGCCCAGGTGTCGGTGTGTGTTTGTTTTTCATGGCTTCTCCTTACTTTTCCAGGTCCACGGTGTCCATTATCACGCCGTTCTCGAAAATGTACGCGGTTTTGTTTTCTCCCTTGTCGTTTAGCTCGTAGATTTGGCGTAACTCGACGCTTTGAGTTTCTTCCTGGTCCCACTTGTTACCGAAGACTTCTTGACTGTCCTCGTCGTACAGTTTTTGCGCGTGCTCAACGCTATCCGCCTCTATCGTTGCGGAATACGTGTCAATACGCTCCTCGATGATTATGAATTTAGCCATCGGAGTCCTCCTTCTTTTGTTCCGCCTCAAATCTCGCTCTGAGTTCTAGGTACGGCCCCCATCCCTGTTGCCATTCTTCCTCCGTGCCGCCGTTTATAAAGTCCTTCGTCAGCTCAAGATGGAATTCCAACGCGGCGCCTAGGCTTGCATGTGTCTCAATCACAAGCCAGCCGGAATGTCTGCCCTGGTGTTTCGCATCTGACTCCATAATGTCCCGGCAATTCCTTTCATGGCAGTTCGCCACATCTAGGGCGTGCCAAATGTGAAGCGCGTCCACGAATTCGATTGCCGTCTCCTTGGTAGCGGAGTTGAACAGCGTGGAGACTAAAATCACCGGCTTCAAAAAAGACGGTGGAGCGTATGGGGTTATTAGGTGCATGTCAGTCCTCCTTCAGTTCAATATCGTCACGACCACTCGCCGGCCCACGGCCCGATCCACAGTCTCAAGCGCCACCAAGTAACACGCCACCCACTCGCCGGGTTCCTTCGGGCTGTGCCGCTCTACCATCTGGCGCACTGCGCTGTCAAGTAGAGGCTCTGCACCGTTGATGACTACGCCGTTTACTACTGCGAGGAGCATGGAGTCGCCTTGTTCAGTCTTCGCGCCACTTCGACGGCGCCCTTTTTGTATAGAGTGATGCAGACTAGCTCTCCTGCCGCATCATGGACACGGTACGTCGACCGCCAGCCGCAGGGTTCGATGGTGTAGGGGCCGGTAGCTGGGATAGGCGCGGGAACATGGTCAATCATCTCCCGCTCGATCTCGTCCAGGTAGCGGGTGTGATATCCGTCCTGCTCGAAGAGCGCTCGGGCAATGCCGAGCGCTTTGTGATGACTGCCGTTGAGTTTCATGTCCGTTCTCCTTGCCTCGATCTCTCACCCAGGCCTGCCTGTCGGCAGACAGTTTGCGCACGCCTAGTTATGCCGGTCTTGACGGAACCGGCGTGAAGGTGGTTAGCCTACCGTTTCCCGCCGCGTAGGATACGCGGGGAAAATCGAACTCATTGCCCATAAGCAGCTTCTTGCCGCGCCGTCCGTTTCGCTTTGATTTCCGCCAATGGCGTGGGTCGGAAGTACAGGTCAAGCTCCACGCCCGCCGCGACTAGCTCCACGATGGAAATATAGCCAAGCTCCCCACCGTAGCCAAGATCAGCAAGGCCGAAAGCTTGATGCTGTCCAAGTCGGTCCTGGGTTTCCGCGTCTTTCTCGTAAATCCACCAGTCCTGATTACCTCGAAAGTAATGGAGATAAACGATAGCCTCGTCGCCCTTGCCGTCTTGCTCGTAGGTCTTGGGCATATCACTTATTCGCTTGGCCAACTCAATAAACTTGTCGGCGAAGTGTCCAGCCTCTTTGCCCTTCAAGAAACCTCTCATCATTCGATACTCGGTCGCCGGCATGAACTCGTGGCAAACATTCATTGCCTCGTAGAGTTCTGTTGGTAAAGTTTTCATGGTCCTTTGTCTCTTTCTCCCACCAACCACGGCGGGGTTTGTTAGTTGCCTCGTAACGGCGGATATGGGTTAGACCGCGAAACTTGGCCGCTTGCCGGATACGACGGCGAAGTCACGCTTTGTCTTGGTATCAAAATACTCTATCCGCAATACGGTTGCCGGCTCATCGAGGGCCGCAATGCCGGCTCTTGCCCATTGGATGCCCGGCTGTTCGTTGTTGGCGCCAATGACCTTGAAGATCTTCCATTTGCGCGGTTCCATTTTCGCCGTGTCCTTGCGGATTTCAACGGGTTCCGCTCGGCTGTAGCTCGGCACATGCATTGCGCAGTATAGCCATGATTCTACTTGGTATTGCGGCACGCTAGTGCAACGCCGGCATTGTGCAAATGGTTCAACGGTTTTCATATTCATTCCCCCCTCCTGGTTGCCCACGCCTAGTTTTCACTCCCAGTTATAATCCGAGAGCTCTTCGTCTTGTTCTTCCCGTTCGGCGGCAGTCGCTGGCGGTATTTTGGTGATAATACCATCGGTCAGCAGGTAATTCAGCCGGGCCTTGCGTAGCCGTTTGGGTAAACATGGCCGGCAATCACCGGGCCTATCGTGCCGGTGGTTACAACTCAGCCCCGCGTACATGACTTCATATTTTGCCATTTTCGTTCCCTTCTTCGTTGCGCACGCCTAGCCCACATTAAGACCAGCCTCGAAGCTGCAATACTGTGCCTCGGCATTGACCAGTGCTTGCACGGCGTTGTAGTACGCAGCGTCAGTCTTCGCATTGCAGTGGTGGTCCTGCATTCGCAACTCCGCATCATGGGTCTCGCGTCTACGACGGTCACATAGACGACCCAAGCGATGCAACTCAGCCTGTTCGTCAACTGTCCATTGTCGTGTTGCCATTTTCATTCCCCCTTGTTGCGCCCAGCCTAGCCCTTGTCCGCCGTCTCGCCCTCGATAATCCCGCGCAGCATGCGGACTATCTGCGCGTTCGTGGATCTATCGCCCAGCTCGGCCAGCGCTTCTATGGCGTCGAGGATTTCCGCTGGCATTCGGATCGTTACGGTTCTGAGTGGTCGTGTTGTCATGGTTGCACCTCGCTTTCCAAACGCCAGCCATCCCGCAACATTTTGACCTTCCATGCCTCAATGGCCTTACCTGCCGTTTGAAAATATCGCGTAGTCTTGCCGCATTCAACGCATTGCACAGCCCAGGTATTTTTCTTGCCCGGGCTAAAATCCTTGAGCAGTCTGGGTTGATGGTGGCAAGTCATGGGTTCGAGGAGCATGGAGTCGCCTCGTTCAGCCGCCTCGTAATCGGCCGGAAGGGGCATCACCGTGCCCCGGAGAGCCAGCGCGTTGTGTTCGCGGAGTAGAGCGGTGAGGGTCATGTCAGTGCTGCTGATTGCGCAAGTCTAGTCGTCTATCTCCCTATCCTGCTCTTGGTCTGCCGCGCGTTGGGCTTCGTTACGAGGTAAGATAAACCCACGTCCTCCGCATTCACGGCAGGCATCCTCTGCGCATTGCGGGTTTAGTCCAGTGCCTGCGCAAAATTTACAGATCGGCCATGCCATTTTCATCCCTCCGGTTGCGCACGCCTTAGAATGTCCACGTTCTATCAAAGCCAATAACTTGTTGATCTCGGTGGCTACAGGTAAACGGCAATAACGCGACTGCTTTTTTTTCCTTATTACTAAATGTGATTTCAAAAGCTCCGAGTTTCGACGCGAGTTCTCGGACACCTTCGCGCCATGTGAATCGTGGGCGATATTGAGTTAGGACATACGGACCTTGTTCGCCAAGTTTTGGCCTATCGCAAAAACAACCCGATCGATACTCAGCAAAGATTTTAATTTGTTCCATTTCCATTCCCTTCGCCCTCCCTTTGGTTGTGCACGCCTACACCGCCTCGCTTTTCCACAACCGCACCAAAAAATTTCGGTGGGGTCGGATTACATCGCCGCCTTCACGTTGCGCTGACCGTTCGGCTTGAGTCCGGTTCGAATATGTCAACGCGCAGACTTCCCCTTTGTAGAGCTTGCCGAGTACCACGACGCCGCTGGGTAGCGTTACCTCGTATCGTTCATATTCGATGGTTGGTTCCATTTCCCCTCCTCGCCCCGTGTCATCGGGGCTTTGGTTGCGCACGCCTAGTTATGCCGGTCTTGACGGAACCGGC